TCGGATGCACAAGCAGCAAATGGAAAATTACTTAGATTGTCGTTAGGAAATGGCGTTGCGACCGATATACGTTTTCTAAAGTCTAAAATATGCGAAAGCAAAAAGCAGATTGAACGTGAACGTTTTCAACATGAAATTGAAATAAAACAGGACGAATATAGAGAGCTGAAAACGTTTGAATATAATATTCCCGAATGCGACCGGCTATAGTTGAGAACAAATAAAATGCTGAAACTTGTTCCTTACTGGCGTTCGGCATGGCGTTTAGTTTCTGTATGGTTAGGTAGCATAGCAACGGTTGTTACTACGTTAATAATTGGTTTTCCGGAAGCAGTTTTGCATGCCTGGAACATGTTGCCAGTTGAAATCAAATCGACAATTCCACCTAAGTATATTCCGATGATTGGCGCTGTATTAATGGCGGGTGCTGTGCTGTCCAGGCTCGTTCATCAGCCGAAAACGCAAGCTGTGATTGCTGATAAGTTGATTGAAAAGGCTATAGTAGAGGAGACGAAGTTATGACTAGCAGTAATTATGTTGATACTGCGACTGCGAAGGCTCGCAAGGAATTGGGCGACGCGGTTGCACAGTACGGGTTTCTACGCGCGAATTGGGGCAAGGTGTCTACCATCGTTGTCGCTGGCGTCGCTATCGGCTTCTTGGCAGGTGCGTTTTTCTTCTGAGCCATGGTTGCCGGCAAAACTATTCGCTTAGTCGCAGCTGCGATCCTGTGCGGTCTGGCAGGGTCTGCAGCGCTGGCCGAGCCGTTGGCGCTAGTGCATTGGGACTGTGATAGCGATTTGTCTAGATCGTCCTGTAAGTCGGGCAAGCTGGACATTCCAAAGCCTGACGACTTAGTAGCGCCTTGCATTAATGAACTTGATTGTTGGCTGAATGGAGCCAGTCAAGAAGTTTAAAGACGTCAAGCCTAATGAATTGCTAGACGGATGTAATAATCCGGCAACGCCTCGCAACAGTTTATTGCCAAAAGTTTGGAGCGAAGCAGCTGACCCTTGCAAGATATGGAAGAGATGGCCGGCAAGTACATTTGGTGCATTGGTAGTTGTATCGCTTAATAGCGTTGAACTTTCGTGGCTTGCTCCAACTTCTAATGTAGACGGCAGTGCTATTGCTGGTGCAATAGACTATGAAGTTTTTAGAGGTTTTGTTGATTCGACTGGTAAAGTTTTAATTGTTGGCGATACTACAAAGCCGTTAGTTAAAGTTGCAGAAACAAAAGAAACTACAGTCAAAATAACAAAGCAGCCTTCAGGTGTTCGATGTTACGCAGTTCGTGCAGTGGTGGGGGTTTTTGCAAGCACGTTGTCTAACGCAGTTTGCAAAACGATGAAAATACCCGGTCCTACAAATGGCAAAATTGAAGGTCCGACTGATGGTGGAATTGAAATTAAATAGGAGTTTAGCAAAATGGCACAAGTGAAAGAAGTAGTGATTCGTTTCAAGCAGTCGGAAGCAACTGACGTTGTAAAAAATCGTGTGTATATTCATGCACCGAATCAGCCTTTCAATGCAGATAATGCATTTGATGAACTTGATCCGCCTGTAGCTGATGAAGATGGCTTTAGCCGCATTCCGCTGGTGAATGTGCCAAAAGCAGCCGGTCTTGATGGCAGTTACGACGTTGACATTACAGCAGTTGATGATGCAGGTAACGAATCTGACCCGCTAGAGATTGATAACGCAAATTTCGACGTGACCCCTCCAGGAGCGCCGACGGATGGGTCAGTCGAGCGAAAGTAATCCTTAAAAAGATTATTGACGCAATTAGGCGATTCTTCCGCAGTTTGTTTTGAAATAGAAGCCGCTAGAAATAGCGGCTTTTTTATGAGGCATGTATGGCTGAATTGACATTAAAGCAACAGCGAATATTGTTCACTCGGCTGTTTTCTGAGTTTGTTCTATGGTGTTTCGATAACGGATTTGACGTTGCATACGATCAAGTAAAACGAACAGAGCTTGAAGCAAAAGCAAACGCAGCTACAGGTGCCGGCATAGCACAGTCAGTTCATATTGACGGTTTAGCCGGCGACTTGCTGTTGTATATCAATGGCGATTATCAGCAATCAAGCGAGGCATATGCGCCGCTTGGTCGCAAATGGAAATCGATGCATCCGCTATGTCGATGGGGCGGCGATTTTAAAATAGTGAAGAAAGGTAAGACAATTCCGAAACCTGATGGCAACCATTTTAGCACCGAATGGCAGGGCAGAAAATGAGCGCTTTGTATGGATATATCGCAGCAGGTTTAGCAGCACTTGCCGCTATTGTGGGCATATGGTTTAAAGGTCGTAGCTCAGGTAAGCAAGCTGCTGAAAAGGAAAAGTTGGAAACACAATTAGCAGCGGAGAAGCATGCAAATGAAGTCAACAAAACGACCGAAAAAGTTAATGAAGTTATCACTAGCGCTAGTGATGATGATGTGCGTAAGCAGCTGCAAGACAACTGGACAAAGAATTGATACAGCGTGCGATTGGGTTAAACCGATCTATATCAGTAAAGACGATGTCTTGACCATTCAAACCGCGCGAGCAATACTCAAGCACAATGAAACTGTTAGTGCCATTTGTAGTGCAGCCACCGGACGAACTGGAAAGGATCGAATCGGAACGTAAGCGGCTGTTTGCTGAAAGCTTGCTAAAGAATCCTAGCCAGCCCTTTGAAATTGCGCTCAAGCTGTTCGGCTCGGATACAGCCGGCGCATTACGAGCTGCACAGGAATGGCCTGGAGATTTGCAAGTTATCGAGCATCAGAAAACGTTGATAGAGCAGGAAGGCGAAGAAGCTTTTTTACCGACAAAAAGCGAGGCACTGCGGCTTGCTTGGGCGATGGCAAACAATAAAGTGACAGTCTCGCAAGAGCAATTGACGGCGCTAAAGTTGTATGCAGATATGCGTAGCTTTATTTCGAAGGTCGCGCCGCCTATCGCGGTACAACAGAACAGCGTCATGGTTATTCGAGACCATGGATCGTATGAAGATTGGCAAGCTGCAGCGTTGACTCAGCAACGAAGAATTAAAGCGCAAGTCATAGCGTCTGAAGATGTTAGCGGCGCTTGAACCAAGCGCGGAACTTCGGCAATCCGTTGCCGATATTGTTGACGAACAATTAAGGAAGTTCTATCCGTCAAAGCTTGAGCCGAAAGTTATTTGGCAAGCTATCCCTTGGTCATCGCAAGAAATTGCGATTGATAGCCGATGCAATTCAACGCTGTATCATGGTGCTCGGGGTCCAGGTAAAACCATTGTTCAATTGATGCGGTTTCGCAAGAATGTTGGACGTGGTTACGGATCTTATTGGCGCGGCGTTATTTTCGATATTGAATTTAAGAATCTGTCTGATTTGGTTGCACAGTCAGAGCGATTCTTTACGAAGTTTAATGACGGTGCAAAGTTTCTTCGTAGTGCCTCTGAATATAAATGGGTTTGGCCGACAGGCGAAGAATTGCTATTTCGGCATGTCAAAAAACTGAAAGACTATGACAATTTTCATGGTCATGAGTATCCGTTTATTGGCTGGAATGAGTTAACTAAACAACCGAATCCGGATTTATATAGAAAGTTGATGTCAACGAATCGTAGCAGTTTTATTCCTGAACTGCATACGCCTAGCAAGCCTGCAACAGTTGCGCATATGCATGCGCGGCTTTGTCCGGACGGTACTTATCGAATATTTGAGACGGAAGATCACAACCCATTACCTGACATTCCGCTAGAAGTATTTAGTACCACGAATCCTAGCGGTGTTGGACACAATTGGGTTAAACGTGAGCTGATTGATTGCAGCGAGCCTGGAGAAGTTGTTACTAAGTTTTACAACGTCTTCAATCCTCGCACGCAAAAAGATGAAATAGTCAAGAAAACGCATGTTCATATCTTTGGCAGCTGGCGCGAAAATATCTATCTTTCGCCCGAGTACATTGCAGAACTATCAGCAATCAAAGATCCGAATTTAAAACGTGCATGGTTTTATGGAGATTGGTCTGTAACTTCTGGCGGCGCCTTGGATGATTTGTGGAATGAAAATATTCATATATTGCCAGCTGGCTTTAAAGTACCGAAAGAATGGAAGATAGATCGCGGATTTGATTGGGGTAGCACTGATCCTGCTGCTATTCTTTGGTTCGCAGAAGCTAACGGGGAAGAAATGACGTTGCCAGATGGTCGCAATTTTTGCCCGGTTGCTGGCAGTTTAATTGTGGTTCGTGAATGGTATATTTGCACAGAACCTGGAGAGAACAAAGGCTTGAAATATTCAGCGAAAAAAATAGCTGTAGGTATTAAAACGCGTGAAATTGAGTTCATGAAAAACGGTTATTTTAAGACACAGCCTGAACCCGGTCCTGCGGACAATCAGATTAGAAACGTCATTGACAGCTCCGATGACACAACAGAAAAAAAGATGAGCGATGAGGGCGTGAAATGGACGGAAAGCGATAAATCACCGGGAAGTAACGTTGTCGGACTGCAGGTTATCAGAGACATGCTGGAGTCGTCAGTGGCAGGTGAAGGCAAAGCGTTGTATGTTACACGGGATTGCCCTAACTTTATCATTCTAGTTCCGCCTGCTCCACGCGATGAAGAAAAGCCGAACGAAATTGATAAAAACTATGAAAAGCATATTTACGATACATTGAAATATCGTTGTCTTGCCGGTAATACAACACTAGCGAAAACTATTAATGTCACTTTTGCTTGAAGGGTATTTAAATGGCTACTTTTGCAGATGATACAGGTACTATTAACGTATCTGCTTCAAGCACTTCTGAAAGTGCAGTGACGTTTATTCGTGATGATTTATTCAACAAATTTCCTGAATATGATTTAGTGAATGATTGTATTGAAGGTGGCATTGCAGTTAAAAAGAAAAAGGATTTTTACTTGCCGCGTCCCGATGCTGCCAATACATCGATAGCTAATATTGCGCGATATGACGCTTACATAAAGCGTGCGATTTTTTATAACGTGACAAAGCGAACTGCAAATGGTTTGCTCGGACAGATATTTGATCGTTCGCCAGTTGTAGAGACACCTAAGCGTCTTGAAAATGTCGTTACGGATAGCAGCGGCAGCGGTATCAGTCTTGAACAGCTATCTAAAATGGCTTGCTTGCTGAATATCGGTTGCGGCAGGCTTGGATTATTTGTTGACTTTCCGCCAAGAGAGACAGCAGTTACTAAAGCCGAACAAGAAGAAGGAAACATTAGGCCAAGCGTTGCTATATTTGATTCGAAGTCTGTTATCAACTGGCGCACAAAAACGATAGGATCGCTTACTAAGCTGTCCCTTGTCGTATTGAAAGAATCATATACCGTTGAAGATGATGGATTTAAAACACAGCAAGCAACTCAATATCGCGAACTGCGACTCGATGAAGCTGGCAACTATTCTGTTCAGTTATGGCGCGAAAAAGAACCTAGGAAGACAGATGGCCCGTCGTCGCAATTTGAAAAGTTTCAAGCTGCGTATTCTCCGAAAGGTGGCAACGGCTTACCTTTAAGAGATATTCCGTTTACTTTCTGCGGTTCGATCAACAATGAACCGTCAATCGATCCTGCCCCGCTGTATGACATGGCGGAAATTAATATAGGTCATTATCGTAATTCTGCGGACCATGAAGAGTCTGTGTATGTTGTCGGGCAGCCGACGCTTGTCATTAGTGGGTTGACGGCTGATTGGTTTAAAACAACTCTAAAAGGCGAAATACCTTTTGGTTCGCGATCTGGCATTCCGTTGCCAGTTGGCGCAACTGCTGAATTGATTCAGATGGAACCGAACACAGCAGCTAAAGAGTCAATGGAGCATAAAGAACGGCAAATGGTTGCACTTGGCGCGCGTATTGTGCAGAACAGAGAAGTGCAGCGAACTGCAACCGATGCTGTATTAGAAACCTCTAGCGAAGATAGCCAGCTTGTAACGATTGCAAAGAACGTTTCGCTTGCAATGAAATGGGCGTTGGAATGGTGCGCAGTCTTTCAAGGTGTTGCAGAGACAGGCATCAAGTTCGAACTGAATACAGACTTTGCGCTAGCTAAGCTGACAGGTGCAGAAATTAGCGCAGTTATTGGTGACTGGCAAAGTGAAGCAATTAGCTGGACAGAAATGCGAGCAATTTTGCGTAAAGCTGGCAGGACTTCGCAGACTGACGAAGAAGCAAAAGCAGAAATAGAAAAAGATTCTACTGCTGCCATCGAAAGAGCTGCTGCAGAGATAGGGGCAACGACAAAAGCCGTTACAGATAATAGTGCGGCCGACACTGGCGGCACATTGGCTTAATTGTGGGCAAGCTGACAGACAATCGGAAGCTTTATGATATTGCGTTAAGGCTACAATTGTTTGTCGAGTGCGTGAAGGTTTGGCAAGCTAGAGAATTCGATAAAGTCATTTTAGAGGTTAATCAAGAGCTGCGAAAGCTTTTAGGCAAGATCAACTATCAAACGCTTGACGTTCTAAGTAAGCGTCAATTGATACAACTTGTCTTACAAGTTAAAACAATGCAGTCGAGAATATATTCACGTTTTACTGCTGATTTTTTAAAGCAGATGCAAGCATTCATGAATGCTACAGCGCACGTGAATAGAATTATTTATGCTTCTGCGTTTGTTGATGAAGATGAAGAAGACATAGACGTATTGGAGCTGTCCGATACTCAAGCGATGAAAGTCATTGAAGATGAAAACGACAATGGCGGTTTTATTTTCTTGTATGGTTTAGCGACACTAAAACCAAGCGGCAAAGATAGACTATGGTCAACCATTAAAAACAAGCCGATAGCTGCTAATGGTACTTACCTGGAATCGTTTGTTAAAGCTCAAGTTGGATCGGCGGCACTATCAGCTGAAAACAGAATTCGAAAAGGTGTTGCAAACAAGTCAACGCCTCAAGCAGTTGCAATTGAAGGGACTAAAGATTTAGGCCGCATATCTTCGCAAAGCTCTGCAGTATCTGCAACGATCATGCAGCATATTTCTAGCATGGTTTCAGAAAGTTTCACGTCTGGTTTGTTTGGAAAATATGAATGGATATCGGTGATAGATAGCGGCACGACAGATATCTGTATCAGTCGTAATAGAAACATTTACGTTTACGGCAAGGGTCCGATACCGCCTGCCCACATTAAATGCCGTAGCTCTATTGTTCCGTATCGTGGCAAGTTGTCGCCAAAGGAAAACTTTGGCGTGTGGCTGTCACGTCAGTCGCCAAGAGTACAGGAAATTGCATTAGGTCGCGCTGGTGCGAATGGTTTTCGAGAAGGCAGAGTTAAAGCAGCAGATGTGCATAAAGCAGCAAATCCGCCTGCAATGAGTGTTGAAGATTTTCAGGCGTCAGTATCAACTATATTGACAGGTAAGTAACAGCGAACGGTGTTCGCTTTAATCTAACGGTGTTAGTCATGAAATTTAAATTGAAGATTAAGAAAGATGAATACGAAGCGCTTGGAGAGGATATCAAGAAGCTTTATATAGCTGATGGTGAAAATTTCAAACTTGATGTTGATGATACGGACCTTGCCGCAGAAATGCGTCGTGCGCGTGACCGTGAAAAGCAAGAGAAGCAAGAAGCGCTTGATAAGCTTGCTGCGCTTGAAGAGAAAGTGACTGAACTGGAAAATGATGGTGGAAAAAAGAAAGGTGATGTCGATGCGCTTGAGCGTTCTTATAAGGATCAGCTGCAGAAGCAGAAAGAAAAACTTGAAGGGATTGTTAACAAGTTTAAAGATATGCTGAAAAAGCTGCTTGTTAGCGATATTGCAAAGACAGTTGCAGGTGAAATTTCAACGTCTCCTGCATTGCTATTGCCGCATATTGAGCGACGTTTGACTGCAGAGCTTGACGGAGACGAACCTATTACACGTGTGCTCGGTATAGACGGCAAGCCTTCGGCACTATCGATTGAACAGCTCAAGCAAGAATTTGTTGACTCTAAGGATTTTGCGCCTATCATCATCGGCAGCAAAGCGTCCGGGTCCGGTGGATCTGGCGGCAACAATAGTTCCGGTGGAGCTAAAAAGCCAAACGAATATACAGAGCAAGAGCGGACTGCCTTATGGCATTCCAATCGAGCTGAGTTTGATAGGCTTTTTCCTTCACCAGTTTAGGAGCATAAAAAATGGCCGTTGTCCGTCTTTCTGATGCCGTCATTCCTGCGGTTTATCGCACTTACTCGGCTATTGATTCAGTTGAGAAATCTGAACTTTTTAAATCTGGCGTTATTGCAACGTCGCCCCTGTTGAATGGAATTGCTCGCGAAGGCGGTATCACAGGTACAGTTCCGTATTGGCTCGACTTAGATCAAACGATTGAGGAAAACCAATCGAACGACGATCCGGCTGACTTTGCAATACCGAATAAGCTTGGTAGCACTACGATGAAATATCGTAAGTGTTGGATTAACCAATCATGGTCTGCAATGGACCTTGTAACGGAGCTTGCCGGTTCGAATCCAATGCAGCGCATCCGAAATCGTTTCGGTACGTATTGGATGCGTCGAGATCAACGTCGATTGATTGCAACGCTTACTGGCGTGCTTGCTGATAATATTGCCAACGATGCCGGTGACATGGTTGTCGATATTTCTGCTGTAGGGGATGGCATTTTTACTGCTGAGTCTACTATCGATGCTGAGTTTACAATGGGCGATGCAGCTGGCTCATTCGTTGCTATGACGGTTCATTCAAACATTCTTGCGCGAATGGAAAAAAATGACTTGATTGATGTAATTCCTGATAGTGAAGGTCGTCCAGTCAAGTTTTATCGCGGTAAGCGCGTAATTGTAGATGACAGCATGCCGGTAACTGGAGCAGGTGTTAACCGTATCTATACAACGGTCTTTTTTGGCGCTGGCGCGATTGGTTTTGGTGGCGTTGAAGGACATGCATTTGCGTTAGGTGAAGGAATTCCGCTAAAACCTGTATGGGTTGACCGTGAAGAGCAGGCAGGCAATGGTGGTGGTCAAGAAGAAATCGGCGAACGACGAACTATTATGCTGCATCCTTGGGGTTTTAGCTGGGTAGAAGAAGGTGCTGCAATTGTTGAATTTTCGCCAACCAATGCAGATTTGGCATTGGCTGCACATTGGAACCGTGTAGTTGCTCGCAAACAAGTTCCGCTTGCTTTCCTGAAGTCTAAGGCGTAATTCATAATCGCTGTTTCCTGATGAAGCCGGGTTGATTTTGCTCGGCTCTTTTTCAAAAGGTTTCATCGAAAGAGGGTTACGACAATGGCGAAAGGTTTACCGCGTTCTATGGTACAGGCTGCTACGCGCAACAGCGCGACAGTCGCAGGGCCAGTCAAAAAAGTTGCTTATCAAGCGCCGGCTGCAGCTGCCGATACAGCTGCACTCAAAATACAGTTTGACGCATTGCTAGCAAAGCTAGTAGCTGCTGGCATCATGTCGGCAAGCTAATTCATTAACGTTCGTTTTTCAGGAGCATTTAAATGGCTGCTTATACAGAAACAGATCGCTTTGGCGGCGCTACTGCAGCGTCGAGCGCGACAACTACAGGTGCAGGTACTGTCAAGAAGGCTGCAAATCAGTTGCCGGCTGCTTGGGCTGATGCTGCTGCCGGTAAAGTTCAATTTGATTTGCTGCTAGCTAAGCTGAAAGCTGCAGGTATCATGGCTGCTGACGCTTAACATGCGTCTTGCTTACTATTCGACTAATGGCCATGTATTGCCGAGGCTATACGGCAATCATGGCTATTACTTGCATAGGCGTTCTACAGTGAACGAAGAAGAACCGCAGCCTATTACTGTAGATAGTGACGAAATAACAGTCGATAGCGATTTAATTACCGTCGATCAGGAAGAAACAATATGATAAAACTAAAATATCTTTCTGCGGCTATCGTTCTTGTTTCTTCACTAGCGTTCGCAGCTCAGCAGACTATCAATGTAGGAACAGTTGCCAACGATGGCACTGGCGATACATTGCGCGCTGCAATGGTGAAGACGCAAGCGAACTTCACTGACCTTTATACGAACAAGCAACCGTTGGATGCTGATTTAACGGCAATCGCTGCTATCAGTCCTACGAATGATGACTTTATCCAGCGCAAGGCAGGTGCCTGGATAAATCGCACAATGGCTCAACTGAAAGTTGATCTAGCGTTAAATAATGTTGTTAATGTAGATACTAGCAACGCAAACAATATTTCAAGCGGAACGTTGCCAGCTGGCAGACTTCCTGCGTTGACTGGCGATGTCACTTCAAGTGCAGGTAGCGCAGCCACTACGATAGCAACTGGCGTAGTGACTGACGCGAAAGCGTCGTTAGCTGTAAAACCGCCTTCTACAGTTGCTGCAACTACTAATCAATCGCTTACCGGCTTGCCTACAATTGATGGCGTCAGTGTCGTTGATGGCTCGATTGTATTGGCAAGTGCTCAGAGTGCAGGTGCAGAAAACGGCCCATGGGTAACGCATAGCGGTGCCTGGACGCGGCCAATATGGTATGCAAGCGGTAGCACGACGCAAGCGTTTCAGTACATTACAACGATGGTGCGTGTTGGTACGACGTATCAAGGTACGACGTGGCGGCAAACTGCTCCAGCACCTATTACGATTGATACTACTGCAACGGTTTGGGCAGTTACTCCGCTCGCATTAAATGCGAGCACAATTACAAGTGTCGCTCCAATTACATGGGCAGGAATTCAAACGTTTAGCGAAATACCTGTTCTGAGTAAGGCATTAGGTAGTGGTACTGATATAGGATCAATTACAGCTACAAATGCAGCTCCGACGTATACATGGGTAGAGTCAGACCAAGCGGCTAATTCGCAACTATGGCAAGCACGTGTGCAAACTGGAGTGTTGTCTATCGGTTCTAATGTCGATGCGAATTCTGCTTTTGCTACTGGTTTGTCAATGGCACGTAGCGGCGGAACAATTGGTAATGTCACGATAGGAAATAGCGGCAATAACCCTACAGTTACAATTGCGGGAACAGGATTATTTACATTAAATGGCGCTGCAATACTGAATAGTACAGTGACGAATGTAAATACAGTTCCTACATCACGTTGGCAAGAATCGGATCAAGGTACGGATTTAAAAGTATGGCAAAGGCAAGTTAATGGTGCTGTATTGACAGAAAGCACTCTTACTGACGCTCTAGCTGCCGGTAAAAATTGGCTTGCTGTAACAAGAGGTGCAACGACAGCTATCGGTGATTTGTCACTTGGTAACGCAACAGATAACAATACATTTAATTTTTTAGGAACTGGTGCAGTAGGTGTCGGCGGAGCTGTAAACGTTTCAGGACAATTAACAGCAGGTCAAACTGTCGGAGGTGGGTTATGGGGCGTTAAAGTAGCCTCTATATTTCCTGCAGTATTGTTCAGCGATACGAACGGAGCTGCTAACGCAAAAAATGTTGACATTCGCAACGATACTAACATTTTTAGTATCAACTTATTGAACGACTCTCTGACAACTGGGACTAGTATATTTGCAGCAACTAGAAGTGTCGGAGCAGTCACAAACGTATCAGTCGGTAACGCCACTGATAATAATACATTTAACTTTCTTGGCACTGGCACTGTAACAGCTGGCGGTTCGTTCTCGACAGTGTTTGATTTTCTTGGCCGTAAGCTTCAGGTAACAAGCGGATCTGCTAGCGTACCTGTGAATGGAATTAGTTCCCCAGGTACCAATAGACTTGGAATGTACTCAAACAGTACTTTGCGCGGCGAATTCGACGCAGGCGGACAGTTCAAAATTTCAAGTATTGGTGCAGGACTATCCGTTGCCGAAGGTAGTAATGCAAAAATGGGTACCTGCACATTAACAGCAGGTGCTTGCACGATGTCAACAACAGCAGTGACTGCGACTAGTCGTATTTTTTGCACTTCGCAAGTAGATGGTGGGACGCCTGGATATTTGCGAGTATCTACAAGAACTGCCGGAACTTCATATGTTGTAACTTCTGGATCAGGCAGCGACACTAGTACGATTGCCTGCATGATTGTTGAGCCATCTTAGGAATGTTGACATGACAACGCAATTAACTACCCCTGTTGTTGATACTGTTGTAGGCGTGACTGTCGAAAGTTGGCAGATGAAATTGCGATATAATGATAATTTTACTGTCGATCCGACTTCTTCACAGTTTGAAATAATTGTGGCGGATCGTCGTGCAGATGGTAGCGTTAAACAACAGCGTAATTTGCTTTTGACTGTTTCAGAATTAACGAATGGTCAAAAAACGACATTGCGAAATTTTGATAATTCTGTGACAGCTTTCGCGCGAGCGGCTGGATTGATTCCACCTGGAGTTGATACGGCAAATCTGTAATAACTTTTGAACAATAGGAGTTTTGCAAAATGAAAAGTCTTGAAGAGCGTAAAGCACAACGTGCACAGCATAAAGCTAAAGAAAACAAAGAACGTGAAGAAAGTCCGAAGCAAGCACCTGCTGATGGTGAAGTTAGCAGCATGGATACAGGCGAAGGCGAAAGCAAAGATTCAAAATCTGCTGGTACTGGCGGCAGTCAAGGCGCAGGCAGTCAAGGTGCAAAGGGTTATCTAGCTGCTAATGCTGGCGATGTCATCGCTAAGATTAATGCTGATAACTTGACCGATGAACATCTAGCGGAGCTTGAAAAGATCGAAGGCGAAAATCCGCGCAAGCGCACTAGTGTACTTGATGCTATTTCTAAGGCTCGAACGAAGCTGAAAGCTGCAAGCTCAGGCTGGGGAAATAACGTCTAACCGTTATGGCGCTCATTGTAGAAAACGGGACAGGCTTAGATACCGCGCAATCGGCTGTGAGTGTTGCTGAGGTGCGCACTTGGGCAGGTTTGCGCGGTATCACTGTTCCGGCTGTTGGCGCACCTGGAGATTTGGAGATTGAACAAGCGTTAATTAAAGCGATGGATTATTTGCAATCGCCGAATGATTTTTGTTATCGCGGCGAACTTTTGAACGCAACGCAGGGCATACCGTTTCCGCGTAAGTGTCTTTATTTTGAAGATGGCTCTTTGCTTGCTGATAACGTTGTGCCGAACAATTTTAAAACGGCTCAAATTCGACTTGCTTTAGCTGTATTGAGTGGCATTGATTTGATGCCCACAATAAGCGGTAATGCAACTGATTATGTGACTGAGGAAAAAGTAGGTCCGATTGAAATTAAATATGCTGATCCTACAAAGTATAACGGCCGAACGACGATAACCGCCGTTGATTCTTTGTTGGCTTCTTTGCTAGGTGGCGATTGCTGTCCCTCTGCAAACTTTTTGAAAGTGTTTAGAGTTTGAACGTGGCACAACGTTTTGACAGAGCGATTGCAACAGCTCAGCGTTTGATTGAAAGAAACGGCCAGCTTGTTGTATGGAGAGGATTGACGAACGGTGCACCTTCGGATGCTGATAAGCCTTGGCTGCCGTCAGATAGCGTGCCTGTGAATCATGATGTGTTCATTTGCTTTGTACCTGTCAAGGATCGAGCAACAAGACAGTTTTTTGCAGAGTTGAGCGGAAGAGAAGTTGTTGTTGGAAGTCTGGCAGGTTTAATGGGTAACGTTACTTTTGAACCGACATTGAAAGATGTTGTGATCCGTGACGGTACTGAACTGGCTATTGATACAATCGACTTGCTTTCGCCAAACGGTCAGAAAGTTTTATGGACAATTGAATTTAAAGGATGACTACTGATTACACAGGTGCGCTTGATGAGATATTCGCTCGATTCTTGACGGATTGGAAGGCGAATAGTGCAGCTATTGTGGGCTACATTCCAGAAGTTCGCTGGCAAGATCAGAGTGAACCGGATAAACCTGCAAAAGATAAGTATTGGTGCCGTTGCTCTGTGAATACCGTAGCAACTGAACAATCAACGTTGTCAACCTATGTAACAGCACCTTTCAAGAAAAGATATTACACAGAAGGATTTGCATACATTCAGATATTTGCGCCGAAGTCAGACGCTAAAGCAAAGCAGTTGATAAATCAACTAGCGCTAATTGGACAGAAAGCTTTTCGTAAAACTTCGCCTTCTGTTTGTTATCTGAATGCAACGATTAAAGAAATTCCGGCCGAAGAGCAATGGATTCGGCGCAACGTGATGACTGAATTTAGTTACGGTGAAATAGGTTAGGAGTTATATCAAATGGTTTGCGAAGTCAAAAAGACGGATAGCAACATCACCGGCCTTTCTTTCGCCGAAGAAGTTTGTTTGAAACAGCTTCCAGTATTGGCTGTTGATGGATTTGACCCCATATGGTACCAACTGGAACCGAACAGCTATAGCGATTTTGGCGGCGAATTTACGAAGGTTGCTCGCTCGCCTATCAATCCATCACGACAGAATCAGAAAGGTGTTATTACTGATCTTGACGCGTCTGGCGGATATCAGACTGATTTTACATCAACGAACTTGCAACGATTATTGCAAGGTTTCTTTTTTGCATCAGCTCGCGAAAAGCCTACAACTGCACCTATGAATGTTGCGCCGAACTTGATTACAGGTGTGACTGCAGCTGATGACAAATATGCAACGACAGCAACGGCTATTGCCTTCAATAAAGCCGGCTTGCTGGTTAAAGCTTCAGGTTTTGCCGTAGCTGCGAATAATGGTTTGCATGTTGTAGTTTCGGCAGACGCAAACGATATTACGGTAGGTGACGGATTGGTAAATGAGGCTGCCCCGCCTGCTGTTGCAAAAGTTGAAGTCGTTGGTTATCAGTTTGCCGCAGCTGACGCAGCAATTGTAGTAGCAGGCAGCATAGTGAGTCTGACTTCTACTGCAGCAGTATTGGCAGCTTTGAATTTGATTGTTGGCGAGTGGCTTTTCATCGGTGGCGACACACTGGCGACAAATCAGTTTGCGAATAACCTTGGGTTTGCTCGCATCAAATCAATTGCAGCTGGCGTTATTGTTTTTGATGATGTTGCGTTTACTGGCGCTCCTGTTAGCGAAGTTAGCACAGGTAAAACAATTCGAATTTTCTTCGGAATGGTCATTCGAAACGAAAAGCTTCCTGCATTGATTGTCAAGCGTTCGTATCAGTTCGAGCGAACTTTAGGAGTAAACGCAGACGGCGATCCGCAGGCAGAATATCTTGAAGGTTCAGTTGCAAACGAACTGACAATAAATATTCCGACAGCTGAAAAGCTCACTGCTGATTTGTCTTTTGTCGCTTGTGACAATAGCCAAAGGACTGGCGAAGTTGGAGACGTAATTAAATCGTTGCTTGCTGGTGCAACTATTATTGCAGCACTTGGCGAAGATGCTTTAAATACAACTAGCAATGTATATCGTTTGAAGATGTATGTTCATGATGCGCTTAGCTCTAACCCTTCTGCACTTTTCGGCTATGTCACTGAAGGTAACATTTCAATTAATAATGGTGTCACTCCTAACAAAGCTATTGGAGTTCTCGGCGCATTTGATGTCAGTAGCGGGAATTTTGTCGTAAGCGGATCTTTGACTGCATACTTTACAACGATTGAAGCTGTGAGAGCTGTTCGCAATAACGCTGACGTTGGCTTTAACGCAATTCTGACTTCAGAGAACAAGGGACAGATTCTCGACATTCCTTTGCTTGGCTTAGGTGGCGGCAGGCTGGACGTCCAAAAAGATCAGTCCATTATGGTGCCTCTTGAGCCGCAGGCAGCTGAATGCGCAGCCGGGTATACCATGATGTACAACAGCTTCGCGTACCTGCCTGACGTAGCCATGCCTGAGTAAACGCGGTACTCTAGGGGAACCGAATCGTTTCGGTTCCTTTTTTCATTGGGAGTATTGCATGTCAATGTATAACATTTATGGTACGGATGCCGAGAAAGAAACTAAAGGCGTAAGGATGGAAGTCGCGCCGAATGAAGATGGCACAATTCCTGTTTTTATTGTCGCTGCAATGAGCAAATCAAACACTGCTTATTCAAAAGCGATGGAAGAAAAGACGCGCCCTTATCGTAGTGTGGGCATTCAAGCCATGGGCAACAGGATGGCTGAAAAAGTGTTTATGGAAACATTTGTAGGGCAATGTTTGAAGACTTGGGAAAACGTTCAGGATGAAAGCGGGCAGCCATTGCCGTTCTCGAAAGAGAATGCAACTAAGCTTTTTGAAAAGCTTCCACGTCTTTATGATGATCTGGTAGCTCGTGCAAGTTCCGTTGAATTGTTTCGTGAAGTATCGCGTGAGGCAGAAGCGGGAAACTGATTGAAGTTTTGGCGTATCTGCTGACGTTAGGTACAAGCTCATTAAGCATAGCTAGGCAGGCACAACGTCAAGGACTACCAATCCCCGACGCAATTGCAAATGCGCCAGAACTTCAAATAGGCTTACAGCTGTACCTGGACGCCTTTTTTGATTTAGATAGCGAACGGTCGCATGCGTTTGGTGTTACACGAATACCGTGGAGCAGTATTAAAAACTACGCGGAGCAATGGCAGTTTGATGAGCAACAAACTGAAGACTTGTTATTTTTCATAAAGCGCATGGATGCATCACATTTGGAACGTTTAGCAGCTAAGAGCACAACCGGAAGTAAGAAGTGAAAACGCTGCTTGATCTTGCAAAGCGAATGGACTATTTGTCGGTAGAAATACCGAAAGCGTTAAGCAATAACATTTCGCAAACTTCAGAGTTGCTACAGGTAGGGTTAACAGCGCATACACCTGTTGACACGTCAAAGGCTCTTTCAAATTGGGTTTTGACCTTGGAAGAGCCTTTTGATTTAGACCTTGATGCGTATCGGTTAGGTTCTGGCGGATCGACACAGAACGCGAGTATTCAAGAGGCGTTGACACAGGGACGACAGCAACTGAAACTGAAGAAACCCGGCATGCCTGTTTTTATATCAAACAATGCTGATTACATCCGAAAGTTAAATGACGGCAGTAGCAAGCAAGCACCTGCAGGTTTCATCGAACGCGAAGTCATGATTGCAAAGCGGTCTAGCCGCAGGATCGGCTTCCGTGTCAGATGAAAAATATGTAGTTGAGCTACAAGACAAGATTGACGGCGCAATACCGTCTAAGCTTGAACAGATAGCCGAATTTGCACGTAGCGGCTTTAGTGCCGTTGAACGTCTTCAGAAGGCATTACAGGCGATTGATTCTACCGCAGTCTCACAGCTGGCACTGGCGAATCTTCGCGCTCAGAAAGCGCTAAATGATTCTGCACTGTCCGCACAACGTCTTGCGACGGAGACGCAGCGCACTTCTACGGCTGCTGCAGCGGCTGCTAGCGCTCAAGCAAAACTCTCCCAGGCTAGCAGTGCAGCAGCCACTGCTACGGCTCGCCTAGCGACGGAGCAGGCTCGCACTGCTACACAGACGGCCAATGCAAGCGGTGCCAGTGATCGAGCTGCCCTAGCGGCTCTCAGGCTGTCCCAGGCTCAGAACAAGGTTGCCGCTTCGGCCAGCAAAGCCGGTAACGCACTAGGGTTCTATATTAAATCGGCGTTGTCGATTGCATTAGCTGTACAAGTAGCTAAGACTATACTAGCAGATGCTGACGCTTATACTGTATTGCAGAATAAATTGCAAAACGTTTCCACGTCGCAAAGACAAGTTAATGATTTAACAGCGGAGTTGTTTGAATTAGCGAATAGAACTCGGCAACCTATCGATGAAACTACTAGTGCGTTTACGCGATTTGATCGTGCGCTAAAAATTATGGGCAAGACGCAAGAGGATAGCTTGCGACTTACTGAAACAGTTAATAAAGCACTTGTTGTATCTGGCGCAACTGCCGGTGAATCAGCTAGTGCACTTTTGCAATTGTCACAAGCTTTCAATAGCGGTAGATTGCAAGGTGATGAGTTTCGCGCTATTGCTGAAAATATGCCGTTACTTCTTGACGCTATTGCAAAGTCAACAGGTAAACCGATAACAGAAATTAAAAAGATGTCAACCGAAGGCAAGATAACAGCGAAGGTTCTGTTTGATGCTTTCAAGTCTATCGAAAGTACGATAGACGAAACGTTTGGAAAGACTGTGCAGACTTTAAGTCAAGGAATGGCAGTTGCAAAGAACAATGCTATTCAAACGTTCGGAGAGTTTAATAAGGCGATAGGATTTACTAGAGGATTGGCTAACGCAGTTGTCTTTCTTTCCGAACATTTGAAAGATATCGGCGTTATTCTCATCACTGTCGGCGGCGCACTTGCTGTTGCATTTGCACCTGCTATTGCAGCTGGAATACTTGCTGTTGTTACAGCTGCTAAAGCTTTAATGTTGATACTCATTGCAAATCCTATTATAGCATTTGCAGCAGCTATTTCTTATCTAGTTGCTCAGCTAGTTATCTTCAAAGATGAAAGCAGCGCTGCTTACAAATTTTTGAATGCACTTGCGTTTGCGTTCGATGCTGTCGGAGCAGGCGTTAGAGGTTTTGCAAACTTTCTGACTTCTTTCATCACTCAAATGTTTAACGATCTGAAAGGATCGGCAATCGATGCTTACAATACGATAGCGGATATATTCCATTTTGAAAAGATTAAAAAAGATGGAATTACAGAATTTAAAACGGCTGGCCAGCAATGGGCAGAAGCGTTTAATCAAAGTTTTGCAAGTCAGACAGAGAACGGTTTGCAAGCAGCTTTGAAAAAGTTTATCACTGCTCCGAAAACTATTGTTGAAACCCGCGTCGAAGAAGTTCGCTTAACTGGTGACTTGTCCAGGCGAGATCAAACATTTAAACCTTTCGTACCTAAAAAGCGAACAATCAGCAAAGATATTCTTGATGAGTCTGAAGCTTACATTGAAGGCTTGAAAATTCTTGTTGCCTATGACAAGGAATTAAAAGATCAATCAAGACTTATGCAGATGCTTCCAGCGCAACGTGAAATTGAACAGCAGATGATTCAGATTAGCAATCAGCTAGCTGAGAAAGAAGTTTTTTTGCGCAAGGATCAGGCAGCAGCGCTTAGAGAACAGCTGATAGCAAATCAACAAGCTAACGCGATCATGCAGCAAGAAGACACCTTGCTAGCATCAACCGTAAACAAACGGAAAGAATTTATAGACCAATTGATTGCTATCAAGCGTTTGCAAAATGATCCTTCGACGGGATTCACTAAAGGCGACGCTGCAGGAGCGACTAGTTCTATTCTGCAAAACTTGGGAATTGATACAACAAATTTTCAGACGCAAGCAGATGCATATACTCAAGTCTATAATGATATGTATGCACAAATTGCAACCTTGCGTGAAATGGATTTAATTAGCGAACAGGAAGCGGCTGGCGCTCGTATGCAGATATGGGCTCAACAGCAAGCGACGCAG